GTTCTCCTAATAATTCATTTTTAATTTTATTTATAGTTTGCATTCCATCAAAAAATTCCAACTGCCTATAAATCGCTTCTTTTAATTTTTCATCACTATCCCACAATTCGTTAATGCTTTTCCTCGCTTTTGGTTTAGCATTTAAAATTTCTCTACAAAAATATTGACATATTTTTTGACCCACCCTTGATGTGAGCCCCCTACTCAATAATCCATCGCTTACTCTTTTTGAAAATGAATTTGCATCTTTAATTACTTCAAAATAATCTGGAAGTAATATTTGTTTTTCACTTCTTAAAATGTTAAAAACATCATTTACTACTATTTCTTTTTCATCATCCCTTAAAATCTTAAAGGTATCTGGGTTTTGCATAAAAGGAATAATGTTTTTATTTAAGTTTGACTTTACTACGCTTTTTCTTTCTTCACCTATCAATAACGTTCTTATAAAATCATCTAAATTACCATTCTTAAAATCACTTTCCCATATTATATAAACTTCCCAGCCAATAGAATGATATGCTTTTTTAACTTGTTCAACATGTTTTTCTCTTGACATACCAATTACCTTTTCGGAATGCCAATAATCACCAAAAAGTTCTATTGCAACTCGTTTCTCTGGTCTTAATATTTTATCAAATGGATTTTTCCATTCACCCCAAAGTGAAGCCTTTCTTATTTTGTTATTCAAATATGTTAATTCATTATCCGTTAATAATACAAAATCTGGTTTTATTCTGTTACTCCATTTACCACTCTTAAAAATATAATTTGATTTTCCTTTAACTTGTAACATTATCTCGACATTCGATTCTTTAAAAAATGATAATTCTTCTCTTGGCTTTGTACAATTCCAACAAGTATCTTTTGTTATATTATCAAAATCTTTTTCTAATTGCGAATATACTAATTTAAATTCTTTCATATTTAACAAACCCTTTATTATTAATGTAACTACTTATTATATTTTATTTTTCCAAACAAATATAGGTTCACAACGTTCTTTATTTGAATAAAAATTTTTATTTATCATTTTATAAACATGTTCAAATTGCATTTTACCATCCATATAGTTTAAAACATCTTGCTCAATGGTATATTTTTTATTATCTATTATAATATCTGCAACATTTAAAACGAACACACCTTCATTTTTTAAACATTTAATTGATTTATCCAATAATTTGTATAAAAAATTACCAACCCATTCTTCATAACTTTTATACTGCTTATGACTTTGCAATTCTCCAAAATAGAGCTCTTTTTTCCAATAGGGAGGTGACGTAAAAACCATATCAAATTCATCACAACCAAGATTAAATTTTTCAAACATTGCATAATTCAATGAAACCTTCTTATCTTCAGTTCTATCTAATATGGTTTTCATATGTTTCAAACCCTTTATAGTATCTGAACAGGCATCAATCCCAACATATTCTCCAGCATCAGAACAATAAAAACCCAATAAACGCCCTCCCCAACCAGCACAAGGGTCTAAAATCCTTCCCCCAACAGGACAATATTTATCATATAAAGATTTAGCCACAACTGGTCGAAAATTTACAACACCACCAAACGTTCTTAATTCAGAACGTAAAATAGAAGCGGAAACATTATTTTTATATTTAATGCAATCATTTATTACTTTGCATAATTTGTTTTTATTCCAAAAAACTTCCCAAGGACTCTGTTTTCCATATCTTTTAACCTTCCAAAATTCGGGAAAATTAGAAAGACAATAAGAATTTCCCTGTGTATATCCAACATCTATCTTGTCACTTAACTTAAACTCACTCATTTTTACAGATTCAATATCACTCATTCTATTTTTTTTATTATACCAATCTAAACAAGGAAAACCAAAAACATGCCAATAATCAACTAAATCACTTATATGCGATTCACGTTCATTCTCAGACATTTTATGCCACTCATATAAATCAAACTTTAAATCAACTAAATTTGATTTTGAAATACTTGGAAGTGAAAAGCGATGATTTAAAGATATTTTATATACCATTGAATCATGTATATAGTTTTTAATCAAATTAAAAAAACCATCTTTATTTCCTATCATAATTGCATTTAACTCTCGTTCTCTACATTCCGCATTTAAATCATATTTGTCATTTAAAATCTCTACGATTTCTTCAAGACTTTCTCTTGAAAAAGATGAGCTTATCAAATAACTACCATTCTTGTTACTTTTACCAACTGATAATCCACCATCATCCAAATACCATACAGCTAACGATAGTGGGTTTATTAAGTCAACAAAACAATCAGGATAATGTTTTATCCCATTTTCATCATAAAACATTTTATAAAATTCCACAAATAATGGGTGAAAATGTGTTCTAAACGAATATCCCAAAGCAACTCTACCATCATCTAATGTTTTTCTCTCTCTTTTTATTGGTTTAGAAAAGGGCAACAAAATTCCCTGCTTCCATTCTAAATAACCTCGCTGTAAATCACAATGACCTTCACTAAATCTAGCAGAATCACTCTTTTCATTAATTCTTATACAACCATCACCCAATAATGAGCCAAACAGAATTTGTTTTTGCTCTATTGTAAATTCTTCAGGCAATTTACCTCGTTGACGTGTTTTTTTATCTATCAATTGAATTTTACTATCCAACAACTTTCTCTTAATTAAAATTTTTGAACACCCAAACATTTTTGCCATTTTGTTCATTCCTAAATCCAAATACATCTTTTCTAATTGGTTTTTAGTAATATTTAATATATCTCGCAAGCCACTCTTTTTTGCCCTACCAGATATTCTCTCTTCTGCATTAATTGTCTTTATATTATACTTTTTTCTAAGATAACCAACTCCAGCGTCAGTTAAACTATATTTTTTTCCTATTTCAGCATCACTTAAAAAATCTTCACAATAAAAATGTTTAAGATTTTCTTTATCTAATCCATGCTTCTTGTGTGTTAATTGTCCCATCTTATCTCCTTTTGTTTTTACATTTATATAATACACTAAGTATATTATAACACAAATTGGAATAAAGTCAAAGAACTTTGTAAAAAAAATTGGAATAAAGTCAAAGAACTTATATCAATTCGCCCTTAATATTATAAAATATACCATAAACCTAATAAAAAGTTAATAGGATTTAAGAAAAAAGGCAAAAAAAATAAGACTGTTATTTCTAACAGTCTTATTCGTACCTAATTTAAGACTAAGTTACTATTACACTCTGCTAATAGATAATCTTTGGCTACCATAAGGATTGTAGCAACCAATGCCAAGATTTTCAAAGACTGAAAATCCAATCAAACGGTTGCGTGGATTGTCCGCACTAAGAACTGTAAGTTCGGTACGTACTGGAATACGTCCAAAGAATTCTGGTTCTGCACAAACATATACTGTGCCTTCTGGAACAATACGAGAAACGATTAATTTCGCTCCCCAAAGTGTAGCCATAAGACCTGTTTTCAACAATACTGCCTGAGATTCGATATCCAATGTATCTCTGTCCCATTTACGCAAGTCTGCATAGTCTTTAGCATTCAAGAAAACGTTAGCGACACGAAGGTCACTGCGTTCAATTGCTGCAAAAGCGTCTGCAAGAGCGTTAGCTGTAAGGTTACCAGTTACTGGAATATCAGCATTTGGATTTGTTGGGTCTGTAGCCAATGCATCGATTGTTGCGAAAACTTTTTTATCTTCTTCCGCTTGAATCTCAGCTTTTGCCAAGTCAACAGCACGTTCAACTAGGTCGAAACGTCTTGCTTTAATTTCAGTTAACTGAATTTCTGGGTTTGATGCGATTTCAAACAATGGGAACAATACCCTTTTTGGTTTCGCTACGGCTACGATATTTTCACCTTCTTCACCAACAACATAAGCTGTGATGTTAGGGTCTTTATCATAGATTGGAAGTGCTCCATCTGGAAGCTGTTCTACGTAAAACGCTTTACGACCAACAGATGTGTAATCACGTCTGCGCCTTAAAGGTTGAATCATAGAAGCCGCTAAACGTTGGCGACCAGCCGCTGTACGGATGTACTTGCCAATAATCTCATGCTTTCTTTTATTAGAAATAGCCATTTTATCAGCCTCCTATTATATTCTCATGTCCAA